CTAGCATTAACGTGACGCGCCCCGAGTTAATTAATAAGGCATTAGCCGCTCTTAATAAAGTGCTCGATCAGGTGCAGGCTAGCGATGACATTGGAGTTATCAGTTCACTCCCTGATAAGCTTTCAAAGTTCGCATCAGCTATCGAAAAGCTGGACAAGAAGGCAAACATAGTAAGTGTAATCGACGTGTTTATGGCATTCAGCAAATGGATGCAGTACCGCGCCACATTTGATAAAGAAATTACTCCCGAATTCCTTCGTGCGCTAAATAAGTACCAGGACATGTACATTAACGAGCATATCACAAAAATGTAAAATCATGGCACGACAAACAATTATTGATAAAAGCATTCGCGACATGGAGATATGTTGCGATTTACTACTTAAAGATAGTTTAAACGCGTGGAAGCAACACTACAAAAATGGCACAGAAAGCAATAACCGATGCACTCCGAGACTGGCAACTTCACAACGAAGAGGTTCAGTCGAAAACCGTAGTTGATCGCAGCGAAAGCCGCGCTACTCAGCTGGCACGCATTAAGCGGGCGCGGAAAGACTATGCCTATTTTGTAGATTATTACTTCCCACATTTCGCAAAAACAAAATCCGGTAAATTCCAGATTGATGCCGCTAACAAAATACTGAAGACAAAAAACCTGAAGGCGGCTTTTAAGTGGGCACGTGCTCACGCCAAATCAACCCACATGGATGTATTTATTCCGTTGTGGTTAAAATGCCAGGAGGTGCGCGAGCTCAATGTAATGGTTGTGGTGGGTAAAAGTAGCGACAACGCCAACACGCTATTAGCGGATATACAGAGCGAGCTCCAATACAACCAACGCTATATTAACGACTTTGGCGAGCAGTATAACTCAGGCCATTGGACCGATGGTGAGTTTGTAACTCGCGATGGGTGTGCTTTTTTTGCTCGTGGTCGTGGACAATCGCCCCGCGGACTTCGTTACCGTGACCAACGCCCGGACTATGTGGTGATTGATGACTTAGACGATGACAAGCTTATTCTGAATGAAAGCCGCGTTAGCGAACTTACCGACTGGGTTAAGGAGGCGCTTTTCGGAGCATTGGATGGCGGTCGTGGTCGCTTTATAATGGTTGGTAACTTAATTGGTGTGGATTCCGTACTACAGCGCTTTTGCGATACGCAGGACGTACACGTTTCGCAGGTTAATATTTACGACGAAAACGGCAACGTTACCTGGGCAGAAAAATGGACTAAAGCCGAAGTGGAAGCCATGGAGCGATTTATGGGTTTCCGTAGTTTCCAAAAGGAATACATGAATAACCCCATTACCGAGGGAACTGTATTTGGTGACCTTACTTGGGGCAAGTGTCCACCGCTTAGTTCTATTTCATTCGTGGTAAATTATGCCGACCCCAGCCCAAGCAATAAGGACAAACAGAAAAAAGGTGTCAGCTTTAAGGCCACTTGGATTTTGGGATATCGCGATGGTAAATTCTATATTTATCATGGGTTCCTTGATCAGGTAAACAATTCCACCTTTGCCGAATGGTTCTATGCGCAGCGCGACTATGTAGGCAATAAAACAATGCTTTACAACTACCTCGAAAATAACACGCTTCAGGACCCATTTTTTGAGCAGGTATTTAAACCGCTATTTTTTACGCTGGGTAAGCAAAAAGGATTTATAAACATAACTCCGGACGGACGCAAAAAGCCGGACAAAGCAATTCGTATCGAGGGCACACTTGAGCCGCTGGTTCGTAACTCACAGTTGGTTTTCAACATACAAGAAAAAGACAATCCGCACATGGTAAGGCTAGCCGAGCAGTTTAAACTTTTCAATATGCAGCTGCGAGCTCCCGCCGATGGTCCCGACTGTATAGAGGGTGCTGTTACCATTATCAACGAAAAAATAAGCATTATGGCAGGTGGTAATGTAAAAACGTGGAATAAGCCGGCAAACCGCAATCGGATCTAATTATAAATTATAAATTATCAATTAACAACACACACAATGATTAAATGGATTTTAAACCTTATTCGCGCACTGGCTCTACGGGCTAAGCTTCGCAAAATGAACCGACTCGCGGGTTGGAAGTATTTTAAACGTGAGTGCCGGCGTGCCGACGAGATGGCACATTTCAACAATAAGCGCTACCGCGTATATTTATACGACAAATATGTGTCGCTAACGAGCGATGATGTGGTGGCACTAAAACAACAGAAACAGCTTTGCAAGTCGCAAAACCTTGGCGTGTTATCAAAAAACGCTTTTTATGACACGCAAAACCACATAATCACACATCCCGAATTTAAAAATCGTAAAATATAGACCCCAAACCCCTAAAGGGGCTTTAAAAAACAGTACTAACAATCTCTATTCCCCTTTAGGGGTTAGGGGTAAATATAAAATTAATATGTATATCAGTCCAACCGAATTAACCACCCATTTGGGTGCAGAGCAAATAGAGGCCATTAGCGATGGCGACGAAACTTTGCTAACAGCTGCTATCGATGCCGGAACTCAGGAGGCTAAAAGTTACCTGAAGGCTTACGATATAGATGCAGAGCTAGCCAAAACAGGTTCGGCGCGCAATGCGCTGCTTATGATATTTATAAAAGACATTGCAGTGTGGCATTTTATCAATATCTGCCATGTAAACACATCGCTCGAGCTCCGTCAGGACAGATACAAAACGGCGCTTGCATGGTTAAAGGCAGTGCAAAAAGGCGAAGTATTGCCCGACCTGCCCGCAATTGTCGACGCCGACGGTGAGGCCAACAACCTACCCTACAAAGTAACAAGTAACCCCAAACGCACTAATCATATTTAATCATGGCAAAAGATAATATAACAGCCGAAGCCGTAGAAACAAAAACGGTAATTCAAAAGCTAATGGTGCAACCGGCACGCTTGGAAAGTGCCGATGTGTCTACTTACAAAGCCGCCGTTAATCAGGCAAAGTGGGGCTATTATTCCAAATGGTTCGATTTGGTCGAAAACCTGATGTCGGATGGATTTCTGGGCGATCAGATTGATAAGCTTATTTCAACCGTTACCAACTCGGAGCTGCAGTTTCAAATAGATGGTAAATCGGTGGACGTTATTAACGACCTGATTGATACGCCCGAGTTCGAAGAGCTTATTTCCGAAATTGCACTGTCCAAAGTATTTGGCAAGTCGGTTGTAGCCACTTCATTCGTACCCGAGTTCGAAGTGTTTAGTTTCCCTCGCAAACATTTATATGTAAAAAATATAGGTCGTGCACTGGCCGACCGCGAAAAGGTAATTACTACCATGCCCGGTGGAACTACCGGATACGATTATACCGCCGATGATTTTGTGCTCGAGTTTGGCAAGGATGGCGATTTGGGATTGATGTACAAAGTAGCGCAGTATGTAATTTACAAGCGTGGCAACTTTGGCGACTGGGCACAATATGCCGAAATTTTCGGAATGCCGTTTGTGCTTGGTAAGTACAACAGTACCGATGTGAGTGCTCGTGACCAGTTGTTTAGTGCCCTGAGCGAAATAGGAGGTAAGCCCGTAGCTGCCGTACCTAAGGAAACCGATGTGGAAATAGTGTGGAACTCAGGGAGCGGCTCAAGCGACTTATACAAAGCGCTCAAAGATGCTTGCAACGAGGAGATAATGATTACCATACTGGGCGAAACAATGACCACCCTTTCGGGCTCATCGCGCTCACAAAGCGAAACACATGCCGACACGCTCGACGATAAGGCCAAAACCATGTGCCGATTTGTGGAGCGAATGCTAAACAAAAAGTTTTTGCCCTTATTGGTTAAACGCGGCTATCCCGTGGCCGGTGGTAAATTCGTTTTCCCGGAAGCAACCGAAAACCTGAGTGTCGAAAATATAAGCAACTTGGCTAAGCTCATTAAAATACCGGTTAAATGGATACACGAAAAATACGCCATACCAATGCCCGAAGGTGATGAAGAGGTGGCTGGTTCCGTAGAGACGTCGCATGCGGCGTCTCCAGCAATAGAACCTGCAACAGACGAACCCAAACCAACCGACCCAAAAAAGCCACCAGTAGAGACGTCGCCTGCGGCGTCTAAAAAAGATAAAGCGATTAAACTTTCGGACACTGACCGTAATTTGATGGAGCGGTTTTTCGATTTTTTCGCAGTCGCCCGGACAATGGGGAGCCGGGCAATACAACAGGTGACCGAGCGCAGTCGAGGTCTGAACTTAGCCGACAAGTCGACGAGCTTTACAGCGGGCATCAACATTGACAAACTTTTTGAGGACGCGCTACGCGACATTTATTTAGATTTTGGTGTGGGGTCCGAAGTTATAGTACCTGAGCACAT